AATGCTCCATACAACATTACCTCCCGATGGACGCATTTGGTTTTCATTTCTGAATATTCTGCCGCCACAAACACAACTCGTTTGCAGATGTATGCGAACGGTTCTCTCGTAAAGGAAGCAGCATTTGATGGAGCAGAAGTGTATAGTGAAAAAAAGGTTTCTGTGGGTGATCGTGTCATAGGAACCCAAGGATTCTATACCACAGATGGAACCGATTACAGATGGTTGGGGGATGTGTCAATGGTTCGTGTCTATTCTCGGGCGATGACCCCCCAAGAAATTTTGCAGAACTTCAACAGCACACGCGGACGGTTCGGAGTGTAAGGGAGCAATCATATGCCAGACGGAGACTTGTTTCTTCCACAATCAGAAAATGGATTCGCCGCAGGTCCGGACCAGTACAATCCTGCGGACATTATCATTGGTCGTATTGGAGCAAACATTTCGGCAGGTGCCACTGGCAGCGGTGTCACGGGATCACAGGCTTGGATCAACTCTGTGCTTACAAACACCCCATCGTACTCGTTTGCTGGTGTGATTCACGAAATCATAGCCTTTGATCGTAAACTGGACGAAACAGAACGAAACCGAGTGTACACCTACCTGTCGAAAAAGTACGGTCAAACTTTGGAATCACGGTTGCCTGCGGGCTTCCGTGCTGCTCACCCGTCCACCACTCCATACGGAGTCACGTATTGGGACATCGAGAACCACCCAAACAACAAGAATCTGTCCACTGTTCCCTTTGGTTCAGAGTTCTCGGGCATTACTCTTCAGGAGTTCTTCTCCTTGCCTGACCACCTGTATCAGTCCTCTGGACCACTGTCTTCAGGGGATACATACTCAAACATAGGGCTGTAAAGCGAGGACCACATGGCAAGTTTCATCAAAGCATCACTAGAACGCTCCTACGCAGAAAGTTTTCTAACGGAACTTGAGCGTGGCGAGAGCCAGTACTTCTTCTTTATTGCAAAGAGTACGGCATGGGCAAACGACAACAGCCCTCCCACATACACCGACAGTGTGGCATCAGAGTACGAGGTAATGAACAATATTATTGCGTACAAGAAACTGTCGCCGTCAAACGTCTTGTTTGCAGTACCACGCTACACGTGGACAAGTGGAACTACTTACGACCAGTACAGCGACACTGCTGATTTGTTTGATGACAACGATCCAAAACAGTTCTTCGTGGTCACGGATCAAAATAACATCTACAAGTGCATGAGCAACAACGGTGGTGCGTCGTCTACCGAAAAGCCCACCCAAACTCTGTACGGCGAGTTCTCCCTTTCCGATGGATACCGTTGGAAATACCTTGCCACTGTTCGGGAAACAGACCTTCCTTACGAACTCACGGACTACCTACCAATTGACTTTGCTAGTTTGAGCACGGACACAGAAACCACCAACCAGTACAATGTGCAGTCCACGGCAGTAACGGGTGCAATTACTCGAATAGAGGCTACAAATTCAACCGTTGGTGCGTCCGTTGGTGTGTATCCGTCTGCTGTGACCAGTGTGCAGTTTAACACCACTTACACCCTGTACGTTAACGCATACAATTCAGCAACAAAAACGATTACGATCACAGATCCCACCTCTGTTGCACGGATAACGCAGCCAGTAGCGGACTATGTGGGATATGTTGTTCGCGTTGATTCTAGTGCGGTGAATCCTGCGGAAATCAACAACTACGGCATAATCACTTCACTAATAAAAGCAGCAAACCAAGTCACGATAGTGGTTCGTGATGACGTGGTTCCGTTCACCGTATCGCCGTCTTCTGGATCAAGTATAGTGTCGGTTGAAATCACACCACACATCTTGATAAACGGTGACGGGCAACGAGCGTACTCAAGACCTGTAATGAATTCCTCCAAGAAGATAGTTCGCGTGGATTTGGTTGACGGGGGAGAAGACTACTCTGTAGCCCGAGCGGAAGTGGTTGGCAAGAAGACCGAAGTTACGGTTCACCCTACTCTTACGCCTGTGTTGTCACCCAAAGGCGGGCACGGCAGCAACATTCTCAAAGAGTTGAACGTGAAGGACATCATTATTATTGTGGAAATCACCGAGGCAGACGCTGAAAAATTCATAGGTGGAGGCTCGTATCGTCAGTTTGGAATAATAAAGAATCCGGTGCTGTCTGACGGAACCGGAAAGGTGGCAGGATCGGATGACCAGTTCTACAGAGACATTACACTGCAACCTGATGCAGAAGTAAACACCGACAACATTGGAACTGGTTTTGATGGTAGTCCTAGTAACTGTATTCTAGGCACTGAAACATTTTCGTCTGCCAAAGTTGTAGCCCTAAAGTCCGCACAGCCTCCCATCACGATCAAAACTCAAAACAGTTCAGGCAGGTTTACTTCGTACCGTGATCGTCGTGATCGTTACCGTATTTCTTTAGACAAAGACGGGCAGTTCTTGCTGAATGAAAGCGTTCAGCAGACTGTTCCTGCTGGTGTTGAAGTTGCCACTGGAGTGTCTTACGGTTACGATTATCTTGCAGATGGAGTTGTGGTGTCGCAAGGAGGTTCAACCCTGTCCGTGCAACTACAGACCAGTGGCGGATTTGTTAGTAATTACACTCTAGTAGGCAGCGAAAGTGGATTCACGGCAGCGGTAGCAGACGTTTCTCCCGAATACGGAGAATACGTTTGGTTATTCAAAGGCAGTTCAATCCCCACTCTGTACGATCTGAACGGAGACGGGCAGTTGTTCCGTGTAATTGATGTTGGTCCTGCGTACTACGACACGAACAACACCCCTGCGTACAGTGGCTTGACTGTTTTAGAAATTGCTACCAGTGGCAACACACAGGTGGGTGTGATAGACACCACAACAAGCACTCTTACCGCAAACTCGTTCTCCAACGGGGACGGAGTTACCCAAGGTGTGACTGGATCGTATACTCCGTACGCAACAGGCACCGTGTACCATTGGGATTTTGTGAATCCGTCCTACGGCAAACTGTACCTTACTAACGTGGTGGGTAAGTTCAAGGGAGTTGCTACAGACGGACTCAGTGGTGCTACACTTGGAGCGTATGTTGTTGCGTCTGTTACCCCTCCAGAGGTGCTTCCAACTTCGGGGGAAGTGTTATACATAGACAATGTTAGACCTATTCAGCGCACGATTGCACAAGAAGAGGAGTTCCGAATCCGTTTAGGGTTCTAAAAAGGACCGTATGGCATACGACTCAAGCATCTTCAACATAAACCCGTACTACGATGACTACGACCCCACAAAGGGGTTCTTGAGGATGCTGTTCAAGCCTGGATACGCTTTACAGGCTCGTGAACTCACACAGTTGCAGACCATTCTTCAAGGACAGATTTCTCAAATTGGAGATCACCTGTTCAAGGACGGTTCCCGTATTGTGGGCGGTGGTATCACTGTTCGCAATGCCACCTATGTTCGTCTGAGTGTCACAGGAACCGGAAACCCCCTTGCAGACATCACAGATTACTCTGATTTCGTCGGAGGATATCTTACTGCCACTGGTTTCCGAGCAAAAGTGGTGCACTACATTGATCCTGATCCACTCACAGATTCCACCCTTGTGCTAGTGGTTGACCTTATTTCGGGTGGAAGTGTTCCGTCTTCGTTTACTTGGTCCAACGGCACAACGACGTATTCGGGACTGTCTCCGGTTTCTGCTGCGTATCCGTCTAGTGGTGCCTGCAAAGTCATCACTGTGGACGAAGGCATCTTTTACATTGACGGATTCTTTGCCCGCAACCCCCGTCTCACGTTTACCCCGTACAGCACTGCGTCTGTTGGTAGCGTTTCGTATCGTGATCTCACGTTCGGAAGCGACTACGCAACCCTGTCAAAGAAGATTGGATTCTCGCTTACTCGTGACTCGGTGACAGAACAGGAAGACTCCACCCTGCGCGATCCTGCTATCGGATCGTACAACTACAACGCTCCCGGTGCTGACCGTTACAAAATTGTGTTTGAGATGGCACAGATTGATCTAACTGCAAGTGCCGAAGACTTTGTGGAACTGCTCCGATTTGACGGCGGGCGCATCACAAAGAAAGTGGAACGGGTAACGTACGGAGAGATTCAAAATGTGCTTGCTCGTCGTACTTTTGACGAGTCTGGTTCGTACGTGGTGTATCCCTTTGACGCAACCGTCAAACCTAATAATTCAGCACAATTTTCACTGTCTATGGGGTCGGGAAAGGCGTATGTTCAGGGATATGAAGTAGAGAATCGGTATCCACAAACCGTGACTCTGCCCCGCGCACAGACCACCCAATCAGAAACCCAGCAGTTTGTTTTCTCCACAGGAAACTATCTTACCGTTTCTATGGGCAGCACACTGGACCACGCAAACGCACTGGTCACCATTGGGTCGGGTTCAGCACGGGTCGTACTACGAGACGGAACGCTAACTACTCCCACTACCACTCGTGGAACTGCCTTTGTTCACGGATACGTGCCTGCTCCTGGGCAGGGAGCGGGAGCAGCCACTGGATTCACGGCAACACTGTACCTTTACGGATTGAGTGGCAGCACTGGTCCTGTAGGCTTCATCTACGACAACACCACCGGAAACACTTTGGGTCGTTTCACCAACGTGGGCAACATTTTGGGCAGTGATGACCAGTCACTGGTGTTTCCTCTGCAACCTGGTTATGCCATCAATGACATAAGCAACGGGTTCTACATCCAAGGCAAACTGGTCAGCAATGCTATAACGCCCGCATACAACCCTACAGGCACCGTTACAACGTATTCGTTGGCTAAAGCCAACTTCACAGACACTGTTGCGTCTACCAGTAGTGGAGTCATTTCGTTTATAAACTACTTAACCGGAAATCCCAACGCATCAGACTTGTCTGAAATTGCCATTGTTTCGTTGGACTCCAGTGGTACACCAGCGGGCGGAACGGCTGGTCGGGCGTTTATTCCCTCTTCGGGAACTGGAATAGTGCTGTCTAATGACGGTGACACTACTGGAGGCAAGGTCAAACTAGAGGTGAACAATGCTCCCGCAGGTTTCACCGCTGCCAATGTTCGTGTAGTCTTGCCTGTTCGATACACGCCTACCATAAGCAACACCAGCACGTATCGCTTCAAGACACCAGTTTCAACCACGCAGTCGTTTGCGTCTATTACTGACATCAAAACAGACGAGACAGGAAGAAAGTACTTTGAACTTTCACAGTCCGATGTGTACAGCATCACCAGTGTTACATTTGGAACACCTGGAACAAACATCAGCGAAGACTTTGAATTGGATGACGGTCAACGAGAAACGTACTATCAACGTGCTCGCCTGTACCTGAAGCCGTCTGTTGTTAGCACTGCTCGGTATGTCACTCCTGCTTCTGCGGTTTCAATTACCGTTTCGTTTGATTATTTCCGTCACGATGGTCTTGCGTTCGCGCCGTTTATCGGCAAACACTCGTATCCAAGCACACCATACGAACGCATACCACTGTTCACAAATCCACGAACGGGCAAGACTGTTTCACTTGCAAACTGCCTTGATTTCCGACACAGCGGACTGACATCTGCAACTCCCATGATCAAGCCTTACGGGGCTTACGAATTCGGAGTAAGCGAGTCCAGCACTATTTCGTATAACCACTACTTGCCTCGCATAGACAAACTGTGCGTGAAAGCGGATCCTGAAGACGGATCTGCACTGTTCTTCTTGGTGCAAGGTACACCTGATCTCACTCCAGTTGCTCCTCCTGATCCACAAGACGGACTGGTTTTGGCAATACTCACTGTGCCTGCGTACACCCACAACACAGAAGACGTGATCTTTACTCCAGTGAATTCTCAGCGGTACACCATGAGTGATATTGGAAAACTGGAGAAGCGCATAGACGATGTGGAAGTGTTCGCAAAACTGTCCATCTCCGAAGCAGAGATTGAAGCCCGTTCCTTGAAAACGTCCGCAACCAGCACCGAACCACTGAAGACCTCTATCTTCTCTGACGAGTTCTACGGTCACTCGGTTTCTGATGTGTCTTCGGAAGAACACATTTGCTCTGTGGACTTTGAGCGTGGAGAATTGCGACCGTTCTTCTCCACGAACACCATTTCTCCACCGTCACCGTCGCTTTCAAATACTGTCTTGTCTACGGACGGTATTCTTACTCTTGCGTACAGTGATGCTGACTACATCACAAATCTACAGTACAGCAAGAGTATTCAGGTGAATCCCTCCAATACGGTGAACTGGTTGGGTTTCTTGAAGTTGAACACTCAAGTAATCACAACTATAGACACTGGATATCGTCCCGTTGTACGCACTAATTCTCTCATGGAGAACGACAACTGGAGATCGTCCAATGCGGGAAACGCACGTGGGTTCGGAACACAGTGGAACGATTGGGAAAGCCTGTGGACCGGAATTGAAGTGGTTGAAGAAGAGCAAGACGACATCCAAAAGAGCCTGTTGGAACTGCCCCGCGTAGACTCTATTTCTGCTGTTCCCACCGTTTCATCGGGAAATGTTCGTGCAGGATCGCGTCGTAATGTAGAGGCAGTAAACCAAAAGAACAGTAACTTTATGCGTTCTCGCCAGTTGAGAAACCGAATTCGTGAGAAGATTGGTTCTCGGGTGGTTGATCGAAGTGTTGTTGGATATATTCCGTCGCAAACAGTCACGTTTACTGCATACGGAATGAAGCCTAACACCACTGGACTGTCCCTGTACTTTGACGGCACAGTGCTTTTGAACGGTACTCTTTCCACCGACTCAAACGGAACGTGCAGTGGATCGTTCACTATTCCTGCGGGAACTTACCTCACAGGCAGTCGTAGTGTCCGAATCAGCGACAGTGCTGTGGTAGCAAACGCGATCACTAGCGCAGAAGAAACGCTGTACTGCGTGGGTGCTCTTGTTCAGCAAGATTCGGGGTCGTTCTCTACTCGCCCACCCACACTGCGTCGGCGTACAGTGAACAGTGAAACCATTTCCAAGGATCCGTTCAACAAGAGTGTGGATTCACTGGAGAACACGGCTGGAACTGATCCACTTGCACAGACGTTCATTGTGGACAAGGTTGCGAATCCAGAAGGCGTGTTCTTGAACAGCCTGTCTCTGTACTTCTCTGCCAAAGACACGGTGCTGCCTGTTGCCGTTGATATTCGTCCAACGGTATCTGGATATCCCTCGCCTTCGGTTGTGATTCCGTTCAGCACTGTGGTGAAACTGCCTGGTGATGTGACCGCAAATGCCACTACTCCCACTGCAACGGAGTTTGCTTTTACCAGCCCTGTGTTCTTGCCTCCTGGTGAGTACGCCATCTGCATCACTACCAACAGCAGCGAGTACTCGCTGTACGCTGCGGACACTGCGGCAAACAGCATTACAAACGGCGATGCGATTGCAGGACGCGCAGGTAACAACCAGTTGGTTGGAACACTGTACACACCACAAGGTTCAGGTGTCTCGGTTCAACAGAACACCACGGATCTCATGTTTGCGGTCAAGCGGTGTGCGTTTACCGCAACCACTGGAACTGCTACCCACACAGGCGTAGCAAACATTGCGTCACGACAGGCTTTCAAGGTGTTTGCTCCTGAAGTCATTCCTGAATCGTGCACCATTACTCGCGCGGCAGGAGTGCTTTCGTTTGCAAACAACGAAACAGTGTACCCTGTGACACCGTTCAGTGCTGCTCCCACCTTGGTGTACACCCTTACCCGTGGAGTAAGCAACGCAGTTTCTCCTGCCATTGACACTGCTGCTCGATACGCAGTTTCTGTAAACATGAACACACAGTCAGAGTACCTTACTCGTGTGGTGGAACTACCACAGAGTCTTGCGTCAACTGGACTGGCAGTTTTTGTGAACGAAAATATACCCACAGGAACAGATGTAAAGGTGTATTACCGTACCAGTGCCGTTGGTGAAGCCGACATCTTTACCCGAACGTGGGTGGAAATACCGCAAACGTCTCCTGCTTTTACAAGCACATCGGAAATAGATTTCCGTGAGAGCACTTTCCGCACTTCCGCTGCATTGGCACCGTTCAAGTCGTACCAAATAAAGGTGCGGCTCACTAACTCGGGTGGTGCGTCGTACTATCGAACCCCCGCTGTTCGTAGCGTCAGGGTAGTTAGTTTTGTGTAACAGGAGTTATGAGTGAACCGTAAACGGTACACCCGAGATCCTGCCAGCGGAGCACTGGTGCTTGCGGATACCGACGCACTGGAAACGCATCAACGCGCACTCCAAACAGCAAGTGCTGTGGAGTCTATGAAAACGGAGATAGATACTCTGAAGTTGCAGATACAGCAACTACTGGCATCAATAACCCCAAAGAGCAACTGAAATGGCAACCAACACCGGACCTGACTCAAACTCGTACCAAATTCCAGAAGTTGAACTGGGTGACACCTTCAACACATGGCGTGACATCACGAACACTTCGGTGTACAAGATCAACAAGATCCGTGTGTACGACGGTGTAAGCAGTTCCGAACTAAATGCCACGGTGAGTGCGGGCGGTACTCTTACATATGTGCTTGCAGACAACATTCCAAACGGACACACCTTCCAAGGCGTAATTGTTTTTGATTCGGGTGTTACTTTTAACGGTAATGTCACGTTCAACGCACAAACATTCACTGTAAACGCCAACAACGTCACCATTGACGATTACGCCATTGTTTTGGGTGCAACTGCTGGTGTAACAGACACCAACATCAACTCTGCTGGCGGTGGTGGTATTATTTTGAGCCGTGGTGGTGGTAAAACTGCGGAGTGGTTGTGGTTGCCCACTGATTTGCAAGGCGGCAGTGGCTCGTGGCTCAGCAATTCTCATATTGGGTTCTCTGGAATAACTTGGGGGCTGTACCCGTACGCTGGCACCACTCTTCCGGTTTACGGCACAGGATTCCGTGTTCAAGGCGGAAATACTGCCGACCACGGAGTGGAAATTGCGCTTTCAAGCGTAACTGGACGAACAGCGAATCGCTCCATTACCTTCTCGCGGTACTCTCCCAGCGGATCCACCGCGTTTATTGACGTGCTGTCGGGCAGCACATACGGAAGTGAAGCGTTTGTGCGTATTCGTGAGGGCGCAAACCGAAAGGTGATCACGTATACAGGTGTATCAGGATTCCCGTTTGGTACACCTGTTCGACTGGATGCAGTGGCAAACGCTTACGCCGCGGCACAGGCTTCCAGTGGAATCAACGCTGAAGTAATTGGAATTGTGTCCGCAACAGAGTCCACAATGGGTAACGACCGATACGAAATCACCATGTTGGGAGAAATCCACGGTGACTTCAGATCGGTTACTGAAAACGGTTCCAGTTTGGTTGTGGGCAGAACGTATTACCTTAGCCCGTACAGTGCAGGAAAAATCACAGATATTCAGCCCACTGTTCCGGGACAGGTACACAAAGCGGTTCTGATTGCAACCGGAGCAAGTGCTGCAATGGTGTTGCCGTTCACAGGCGGTGAACTGGGAACTCCCATCAACATTGCAAACTCTACGTCCATCACCACACGCATCAACCAGTTACACAAGTTTAACTTGGGTGACTCGGTGCGCTTTAAAGCGTATTCAGGGGGAGTCACCCTTACGTACAGCGACGGTGCAGGCGGAACGGCTGAAGCAAACTACGCACAGGGCATATACGTAAAAGCACAGGCAAACACTCCCGACGAAGCAGAAATTGCGGGAATGGTTGTGGGTCGCGGTGGTGTTACAGGTGGACTTGGTGCACCCGTCCCCATCTACTCGTATTTTGATGTAATGATTGACGGGTTCTTTGATATTAGTGGAACCCCTTACACAGCACTTACTCCGGGCGATGTGTACTATTTGCCCGTGAACTGTGCAGGCACAAGTGGTGCGTTTGAGAGCGGAACCAACCCGTTCAGCACAGCAGTGCCGAACATTGCAGGGCAGGTGCGGAAGCCCCTGTTCATGGCAACCAGTGCTTCGGGTGGGTACTTGTTCTCGTATCGCGGAGACGTGCGATCAGAAACTTCCATTACTGGTGCCAGTGCAGACGTGGAGCAGTTCCTTGTTGACGACATTCGTAGTGGATTCTCGGGTGACCTAAAGATTGGTGTGTACGACGGCTCGTCTCGTGGTCGTGAAAGCATTCGTATTGCGGCAGGCTCTGTGTTTGCCAGCAGCCGTGGAATCACGGGCTGCGTTGGAATTGGACCGTCCAGTACGTGGTCCGCGTGGAATGCAGGATCCAATACCCAAAACCGCATTATTGCTCCACTGGACGTGTACGGATACGTGCGTATGGGTGTTACTGACGCTGCAATTCCTATTGGTCGTGTTCTTATGGCAAGCAGATACCGTGGAGACGAAGTGAGCGGACTTACTGCGCAGTCTCTGAACGTGATCGGCACGGAGTACGATACTGGAAACCTGCAAATCAACTACGGGGTCATGCCCAGCCTAGGTGCCCGTACGTACGCGTCTTCGCTGCCCGCAGGGTCAGCCGTTCGATCCAGTCTTGTGGTTGGTAGAACTTCTGGTGCGGGTGAACTGCGGTTCCTGACCAATGACGGTGTGGACGCGGCGTTGGGTACTGCTGTAACCATGACCGAGCGGTTCCGTATCACTGGTGCAACTGCATTTTTTGGTGGTCAGTTGAATGTTGGTATTACAACGCCTCCAGCGTTTACCCACCAACCGAAACTGTTTGTTAGAGGCGATACCAATACCTCTCCAAGACCACAGATATACATGAGCGGCACAGACGGCAATTTCTTGCTGATGAACGCCAGTGGGCAAGGTGGAGACTACAACAGCATTAATGCCTGGAATAGAGGCAGTTATCTTGTTTTCGGAACAGATAGTGGTGCTGGAGCGGGTCATACATTTGCAATTGCTCCTTGGGCAACCAGCACTTGCGGGCTATTGATGTCGTACAACGGCACAGACGTTAAGGTGGGAGTAAACACTACCTCTCCCACGGTGACACTGGACGTGAACGGGGACATTAAAGCCACGAACATCACCGCGAGTGGAACCGTGACGGTAGGCAACTTTGGCGGTTCTACCAATGTGATGGCAAAGGCTACGAATACTGCGGGTGTAGGTCAAGTTGTTCCTCTTTTTGCCTCCATATCAGCGTATACGACCATAGCATTGCCAGCAGGAACATGGATGTGTTCTTTTACATTCAGAATGAATTCCGGCGCAGAGGAGGATACATTTGGATCCCATTGTGGTGTATGGACCGTTCCGACCGGAAAGTATTTGAGATTCTTTTCAGATGCTCATAATCCCGGATATGCAACCACCGCCACCGGATTGTATGCCACTTCTCCCAATACTACTGTTCCGTCTCCATTGACGGGGGTAGTTCCCGCAATCGGAAATATTACTTCTGGCGTTGCGTGGGTGTTGCACAGTAATTTGACCACGCCTGTTAGTGCTGGTGGATGGGCACCTCTAATCCCCACGATTAGCACGGTAATCAATCCACTCCCAACAACAGTAGCAGTTCCTAATATTGATGTAAACACAACAGTAAGTCACACTCACACAAGCACCAGAGAAGCAGGTTTCCGTGTTGGTTGGATAGAAGGCTACGCCATCCGCATTGCATAAGTCTTGTCCACATGATCCCGTTCTCCCAGTACATCCGTGAAGCCCGCGACTACCGCAAAAAAAATCACATGACTTGAACACACAGACACGATAAGTAGAGGAAACACACACAATGCCTTCATCACTAGTACTAACAGGCGGAGCAGCAACCACTAAGACCCTCAAGGAGACTATCTCACAGACAGGGCACGGTTTCACGGTGGGTGATGTGCTGCGGTGGAACACTGCCACGAACACCTACGTAAAAGCCCAAGCCGACACCGCAGTGAACGCAGAAGTTGTTGGTGTGGTGAACGTCTTGGAAGACGCAAACTCCTTTCAACTCACGTACAGCGGGTACATTGAAGTGCCTGCTGTATCAGGCGCGTCGTATCCGGTGCTGTTCCTGTCGGGAAGCACCGCAGGAGAACTCAGTGCAACCCCACCCAGTTTCATAGGCTCGGTGGTGAAGCCTGTGCTGACTCGTTCCACCAACGGTTCAGGGCATATTTTGGTGAACTATTTGGGCACCCAAATCGGCGGGTCGTCCACTGTTGCGGTGGACGAGATTCAGCCTGTGGGCACCATTGCGCCGTATGCGGGAACAGTCATTCCCGACACATGGCTAGAGTGTGACGGCGGATCTTACGGCATCACCGACTATCCTGAACTGTACGCCAAACTGCAAAACACTGGCGGTGACCGCGCGCCCATCTACGGATATGTGGCAAAAATCACGGCATCTGCTTTTAATACACAGGGAACACAGGTTGGCTGGTTCGTGCAGTTCAAGAACACCACGGCAAACTGGAACTCAAATCAACCAGCAACAGGTCAAGACCTTCGTTACGATCCACAGGCAGACATAACCGCTCGGATCATATCGTTTACTGCCACAGAAGCAGTTGTTGAAGTTCTGCCAAAGTACCAAGGCGGAAAGTTTGTATATCCCAATGTGACATTCAAGCGTGAGGCGGGGGAGACTTTCTTATACAATCTGTCTTCTGCTTTCGGTGCAAGATATCGTCTACTGAACAGCAGCGGAAACATCGTTCACACCAACAATCCTATTTCAGCAGTCTCCATTGAGGCGTTTGAAGTTCCCGATCTGCGTGGGCGGTTTGCGGTGGGCGTGAATCCCGCAGCCGTTGCGGACGGAACCAGAGAGAACGACACCGCGTACAACTCCGCACTGAGCGCGTTTGCCCTTGGTGAAGAAGGCGGATCTGAAAGCATTGGCTCACTGGTGAATGTTGCAACGTGGAACGCAACCAGCGCAGAGCCGTCGGTTCCGAGCGGTTCTGCTGTGCTCAAGCCCCCGTATCTTGCCACGAAGTACATTATCAAAGCCAAGCCGTACACCCGCGCTGCCATCATTGACGGCATCGACCTGCCGTACAACAGCCTGCTTGTGCGCGACCTGCGGACGCGGAATGTGGGCGGATCGAACAGCGACTTGGTGTTCCTCACGAATACTAGCGGTGATGCAGGCAGCGGCACGGAGCGGATGCGGTTGAGTAATGCAGGGTATTTGGGAATCGGCACCAATGGACCATCAGCACCGCTGTCTGTCTGTACTCCCTCTGGTGGCGGGCTTGAGATTGTTCCCTCATCAGGTGGCGATTTCGTTATTACACAGACATTCAATCGTGCCACTGGACAATACATTGAAAATGCGTTTCGTGGATCGTTTTTGAGTTTCTATACAGGGCAAACCACCACCGAGCGGATGCGTATTACTGCTGCTGGTGATGTGGGTATTGGGAATGCTTCGCCAGGAGCCACCCTTGATGTGAACGGCACGCTGAAAGTAGGCAACTTTGGCGGCTCCACCAATGTGATGCCTAAACCACAGCACAGCACAGCAGGTGCAGTCGGACACATCATGCCGTATACTACATTGTGGAGTTCCTCCATTCACACCCCAGCGGCACAAAACGGAATTCCTGCTGGCACTTGGTTGATAAACTTGGTGTGGGTTGAAAATAGTGATCTTGGAGCCGCACCAGGTGACAGAGACGTCCAAGCCATTATGTGCAAGGTTATCACGGTTCCTGCGGGTCAGTTTTTTTACATAGCAACAAACACAGAACAGGCGAATCCACCTAGTGGTGCTGGTTCGACCAATCCACCACCCATCTACATGAAGTTTGCAACTACTGCGACTATTACTCCTCCTAGTAGTCCTAATACTCTCTCTAGTTGGACTAATGCTACTTGGTATCAAGTTAAAACTGGTGCAGGCATTCCCGAGGCAGAAGCAAAACAGGAGGACGGTACTCTCTCCTCATTTTACGGGTACGTAGAAAACACCACAGGAATAATTATTGCCGGACAAAACACTGGACTTGGACCGGGTTACGGGTACATACAGAGACTCGCGTAAAGGATAAATACACCAGTATGCCAAACACACCCATTCAAGTTCCAAACATTGCCAATCTGCGTCGCATAGACAGCGACACGGTGATCTACGTGTCCCCCAGCGGAAACGACTCCACGGGTGTAGGCACCACTGCTGCCCCGTACCAGTCTCTGGGCAAGGCAATGAGCGTGGCTCGTGAGTACACCATTGCAGGCACGGCAGTTCTCACTGTTCGGCTACTGCGCGGCGAGTACACACTGAGCAGCAACATTGACCTGTACCACCCACAGGGCGCAAATTTGGTGATTGAGGGCGATCCTGATGCGTTCCGACAGCGCACGGTGTGGCAGGTTGCAAACTACACGTGGAACTTGGCAAACTTTGCTGGTGGCGGTCACACCGCAAACATGAGACTGTTTGACGGCACCACCACTGGCACAACTCTGCACGGCTTTACAGGTCAAGATCAAGGGCTGTACTTTTCTGTAACGAACGGTGCTTTTGGTTCTCGTAGTGGATACGCCACAAACGGTTACTCCGCAGGTTTTGGCGTTGCACGAGCAGTGGGTATTCTTGGGTCAGGTAGCACTACTTCTGGATACAGTCCACTTGTTTGGGGAGACAGATTTTTCAATCACGGATTCTCGTACGAAGACGGCGCGGGAATTCTTGGAATTGGCAGAATTTTGGGTGCAACCACTCACGGCGAAACCCTTACTGTTCAACTAAACAATCTGAACTGGGACTCCCGTTGCCCCGCGTGGCACACTGATGGTGGTATCAATAACACTGTTTCGTGGGCTGGAGTAGCAAACAATTACCCTGAAACACAGTACTCACAGCCGAACGGTTACTACGGAGACACCGCATGGAAGAGTGAAAACGGAAGCAAATCGTTTCCTGCTCGTGGATCGTTGCTCCATGTAACAGACGATCCGTATATTCTTTCACTGTATCCAGTCACAATCCGTGCACCGTACACAAACAACACAGGCAGTTTGGTGCTTAAAGGTGGACGGCTTCGTGCCATTCGCAACATCATGTTTGCAAACTCTGATATGCCGTATACCCTGTCGGGCGGGGTGACGGGTGCCACGCTGAACTGGACACAGGCAATCACTGCGGTAAACAGCAAAGACATTGCGGGAACTTCGCACTCACGATGGGCAAAAAACGGGTGTGCATTGGTTCTTGAGGATTCAGAGGTTGGTATTCGACACTTGGGTTTCCTTGGAACAGGAACGGCAGTGTCTGCGTTCAGGTCAAAGGTAACCAAGTACACGGCTAGTACCGCAAATGCTGCTGGTAGTGGTGTGACTGGATCGGTTATTTACGCAACGCTGAACTCACTGGACAACGCTCCAGTGATGTGTGTGAACCAGTGTCAGAACGGAATCATATCAAAGAACTCTACCATAGATTTCACAGACAGTTCAGGCACAAACCTTCTGCACAAAACGAACTACAGTGAAGGCAGTGTGGTCATTTCTGCTGGCAGGAATCCGGTGTTCTTGTCGTCTTCGCAGTTCAACTGCACCTCTGCGTGGCTGGAAAACGCAACAGATTTGCCCATATTCACCATGAAATTACTGGTTCCAATTTTCCCAGGAACAACACTTGCAGGAGCATCCGCGTCGTTTGTCAGGTACACCGACACCAGCACCATATGGACAAAGTATCCTCTTATCAAGGCTACGATGACCACTTCTGCTGGTGTTCAAGACATTGGTAACGTAAACTTCTACAGTGTAGAGAACAGTGAAATCCTCGGTGTTGCGGGCAGCACTACGAGTGCCACATACAGCGGTGGCACACCAGTCTCGTATCAAAAGTACCTGTTCACTGGTTTAAAGACTATGGCAAACAACGGTGGTTTATCGTATACTGGAGACTTTGAAGTACGAAACGGCATAACCAGCGGAGTGGGCGGTACGTTGGGCGTGTACTTCTACGGAGACGTGGCAGGCACTTCCCTTATTGCTGCGTACATCTTGGACAAGGGATCCCTTTTTGTGCGCACTGAAAGTGGAACCACTGCTAGTATTACTGGTATACCGTATACAGACGGCACGCAGTACACTTCGTACTTTTTGCAGACATACGATCCTTTTGGAGGCGAAAATCGGGACGACTCTTTGGGTCAAGTATCCGGTAGAAGACCCACTCCTATGCCGGTGTCGTTCTCGGTAACAGACACTTCTGATGCACTGGTTGAGAAGGTGTTGTGGATACACAACTGCGGAAACGGACACCCTGTTCACGTGGGTCGAAGCAGTAGACTATTGGTTGGCGACAGCATGGTGGACTCCATACCATCTGTAGCAAGAGGAGCAAGTGATGCTGATTCCAGAGAAGGTGAACAAACTGGTGCTGTGGGAGAAGCGGGTCTTCTTGGAGGAGCAAACGCCACAACCGGAGTGGTGTGCGTAACCGGATACCGAGGGAGTGGTGCTGTTCTTGTTAGCGAAAACTCGTATTTCAAGACAGGTGTGTTGTTTGCAAAGCACCTTACATTAGGGTTCAGAAACAGGTTTAGAGGAGATTATAATCTAATTGCCGGTGTTTACAATCTTCAAGACAGTGTTCTGTGGGTCACAGACAAATCGTATGCGGTGTTGGGAGGGCTGGTGTCTTTGGGAAACATTGTGCGCCCTGAAATATACGGACCACAGGTAGGGGTAGCAGGATCTGGAGGATTCTATACTGGAAGAACCGGACGCAAGTGGGGAGCAAAAGACGCAGTCCAGTTGGGTAATTTGGATGGAGCCATCACCAGCCTCTACGATTCGTATATTCGACTGGTCGGCGGAGTTAGTCTGGATGGGCAAACACTGGGGTACGTTTTCCATTGGGACGGTGGCATCGGAGCGGCTGCGCAAACGGCTAACGGAAGCGCGCAGCGTGGTCTATGTTTGCTGTCTACCTTTTGGGAAGGCGTGATTCGCTTGCCCCCAGGTTCAATAGTAGATTCAGCACCCACAACCACAGCACCACAGTACATTCGGTACACACAAGACGCTCGCACAGCGGCAGCACAAAAAATCAACACCAGAAGTGCCGCTGCTGGAACGGTTGGTCACGTGTACAACACAAGCGGTGCCGTCAGATATTGGTTGGCAAACACTGCCACTGGCGTGAGTGGAGCAGCAACAGGATTTGCTGGTTTGAATGGACAGCACTTCTCAAAGAACACGGACGCTTTGACACCACCTACAACAGCGAATAGCATATGCAGTATCAATGTTCAAGGCGGAAGAATCTTTATCGGATAACCTGTAAGGAGAACAGCCTTGCCAAAACGCATTCTTAACATCAGTTCGACCGGAGAGGTGTTGGCATCAAATCCAACCAATGCAGACATCTATGTGCCTGACAACAACTCAGGGGTCACTGTTGTGGTTGACGATACTCTGCCAACCATAACAGCAACCATTGGTGGTCTGCAAAAAACCATACACCCGTTCACCGAGCAGTTGTTGGGCGGAACGGCATACGGTAGTTTTAGACTAAACGAAAGTGTGTTTCAGTCCACCATTACTCCGGTGATCGTAAACAACTACGCACCCAGTGGCGTGACCTCGCCTGATTTTGTGCCCACCATCGGCACGGTGGGGGTGTCGGGAGAGATTGGTGTTCGTGCAGGACAGTTCAAGGGCACTCTACTGGATCTTGCTGCACAGAAAGCAGCAGGTATTCGTTTGCCCGCATTCGGTACGTCGGCTTCTGCCACTCCGTACTTCCTGTTGGAAGGGTGGATGTACCTGCAAACCACACCCAGTTCAAACTACGACCCCATCATCGTGACCCGTAGTGCAGACGGCATAAACAACAGCACCAATGACTCTTTCCGATTGGAGTACGACACCACGTCCAATCAGGTGCAGTTCCACTACTCTGATACTGCATACGCCAGTGCAGGCTATCAGGGAATCGTGAACGTGTCTCCTGCTGGTGTCACGGTAAACCAGTGGAATCACTTTGCGGTGGCATGGGCATCCAGTGGAGGCTCTGCGTCGATAAAGACGTACTGGAACGGCACTTCACTGTACTCTGCTGCGGGTTTATGCGGAGCGATTCGCAACAGCACTGCGCCTCTCATGGTTGGCAGTGGTGCATCAGGAGACTATCCGTTCAAGGGGTGGCTGGACGACGTGCACATCCGCATGGGTGGCGTGTCTCTTGCACTTGCAGACTACAGCAGACTGGGCAGCACTGCTCCCCATCTGTGGGAACAAGACTACGCAGGGGACTACACGGTGTACCACCTGACAATGACTGGTCCATTGGGGGAGTCCCTGTTCCCTGTTGACAACCTGTGCCGTGTGGTTGCATCGGTTTCGTACACAGACACCCCCAACGGGGTAGTTGGAGCGTCTATGGTGATCCGTGAGGACTCTGATGTCACCGGACTCACACTGTTCGACGGGGTGTGTGGGGGATTCACTACTTCGGGTGGTAGTGGTGGATACGTGTTTGGTTACGATAGCGGTGCGTGCATGATCGTTAGCGGTGTGACCCAAACAATGGGCATCACTGCTGCGCGAACGGTGCGCCAAAACGCAGCAGACTACACTACGTACTTCTTGTTTGGTGTCACTGTTATGCAGGGATTTAGTGGAAATTCGGGAGACTTCCCGTTACTGTTCAGTGGTTGGACAGGC